ATCTGATAGTGCCTGTTACCCTCTAGCTCGACGTAGTAGGTCGCCTCGGTGCGGCCCTCCTGCACAATCTTGGTTACCGGCAGCCCGATAGCCTGGCTGACGCGCTGACGGGGGGATGAGTCGTCCTCACCCGCTGCCCCGGGGGGCAGTGGGGGTGAGGACGACTCATACACCCCCGGCCTCGCCTTAGCGATGGTGCGGGCGTAGTAGTCCTCGCGGTTCAGCTTCAGGTCGTGGCCGTGCTTGCGGCGCCAGGCTATCAATAGGTCGCATATCGTCTGCTCGGGCCACTGTGCCCGGTGTGCCAGGCTGGCCAGGGCCAGATCAAAGGAACTGGGTGACTGGTCGGCCAGGTCCTTGCGCTTGCCTTCCCAGGTGCGGCGGAACTTCGTGTCCGCGTCCAGCAGGGCTTGGAAGAGGTCGAAAGGCGGGGAGGCATCGGCAGACAGGTGCAGCGCCGCACCAGCCGCAGGCTGGCGCGGTTCTGCCCCTGTCTCCCGACCCCGCATCCCCCCATACAACCGTTGCAGCACCTCGGCGCCATTGATGGCCTCGGCCTCATGGCCCGGCAGGGCGTAGCCGGTCACGGTGAAAAACCGCCCGTGTGGATACAGCTCCACCGTACCGCGTCGGGTTCCGGCGGGCACTGAGCCGCGCAGAAACACGTGCAGGCCGGTGCCGCTGGGGGTAATCTCGGTGTAGCTGTGGGCCTGTGTCACCAGCGCCTGGGCCTCGTCCGTCAGCACGGGGCGGCCCTGGTCGTCCTGGGTCAGGCACTTGTCCAGGTCGAGGCCTGATACGCCGGCCTCGTCCACGAACACGTAGCCGATTCCGGCGAAGCGTGTGTTCTGCTCGTAGGCGTCGCACGCCTCGGCGAACGAGCACCAGTCGTCTGGGTTGGTCACACTGGCGGCGCGTCCGTCGGCGGCGCGGACGGGAATCTTGGTGCGTTTGTCGCCGCGCCACTTCCACATCCAGCACAGCCATGCCCGGCGAGCCTTCAGCTCGTCGGGTAGGTTGCCTGCCCGGTCGCGGTTCCATGACCGCTCGGGCTGAAGGTTGCGCCATTCAATCATGCGGGCGTACCCGCGAAGTGGGTCAAGATGGCGTTGGCCAGCGCGACTTGCCCTTTCCCGGTGACATACGGCACCGGTCTGAGGCCCCGGTGAGTGGGCTCCCACTTCAACTCCAACCAGCCACTTGCGATGGCTTTTGCTGATGGCTGGTTACGCTCGTACTCGTCGCGCCCCCGCAGTAACCAACCCTTGGACCGCATGAAATCGAACAGCTTGTTTGGGCCGATATAACGCCCAGCTTGATCTGACAGGCTCTTGGCGTATTCACTCACACGGATGGACGCTTCGCTGACTACCACGGCCTCGGCGAACTGGATTTTCGGCTTGGCCGCCTCAAGTTCGGCCTGAGCGATGGCCTTCTGCTTTTCGGAGGCAACCAGGGCTTCCAACGCTTCCAGATAGTTGCCTGGGAGCTTGGGCTGGACGGTTTCGAGTTCTTGCCACCGCTGGATGATCCGCATCCGCATCACGGGGTCGTAGCCCGAGATCAGCGTCAGGGTGGAGGGCTTATCCAGCCGGTAGAGCGGTCTGGACTCGCCTTTCTGGTCCACATAAGTGCCTGATTCGCAATACCACCTCAAATCTGAGGACGTTGAAAGCGCGGCATCTAGCTTGCGAATATCCCGCACAACGTTGTCATGCCGCTTCCCCGTCAATTCCGCGATTTCGACCGAGGACATTAGCCCAGGGTTGTTTTGTCCGCCTGTGGACACTACTATGTCAGTGTTCATCGAACGCTCCTATTCAGCGTTTGTTGATGCCTCAAACCCCGGTCGCCACCGGGGTTTCTCTTTTCTGAGCTACGCATCGTGGCGTAAACCCGATAAATCTTGTTCCCCCTCGAACGCTGACCTAAGTTTTAGGTAGCGGGACCGTTCGGTTTCGGCCAGGTCTTGCAGAGCCCGGTAAACCAGGTCAGAGAGGGTGGTGTCATGCGCGAGAGCGATTCCTTGCAGTTGACGCTCCAGTTCCACGGTGACCCGTGCCGAAATGGTCTGCGTCCGTTTCTCCATCTCCATGGCGGCCTAAAAATCCCCCCGGCCATCCCTGGCAGGGGTAACAGCTACACCAAGGAGGAAATTGGCCAGGTCACGCGGGGAAATAACCGAACAAAAACCCACGCCCTGGCTGCCGGGGTTATTGCCGCCACTGGCCGGCTGGGCGGGCCGCGATGGGTGCGGCGAGGAGGTAGTCATGCTGCATTCCGCTGAACAGGAAGCAGCAGGTCGCGGAAATTCAGTCGGCGATCTGCGTTCACCAGTGCATCGGCCAACTCAGGAGACGGACGCTTGCCTTTCCACCCGGTTGCGCACTGGCGGAGATATTGCGGGTCTGCTCCAACAGCTTCCGCTAAGCGGCGGAGCCCTTGGAAGCCCTCTTGCTGGTAAATGTCGTAGAGATTCATACCCTCCGATAATAGCCAAAGGCTTTCCATCCTGCAATAGCCAAAGGCGCGTTCAAAGAGCCGTAGCCAGCGGCTACTATTCAGGCATGGCTATTCGTGGTGAAACCAAGCAAAAGAACCGCGCTAGGCGCCTTCGGCTCCTACAGCGGACCTATACGCTTGACGAAATGGCGAAGAAAATAGACGCAAACCCGGCATATCTGAGCCAGATAGCAAACGAGGTGATCGGCCAGGGCAGGAAAAGCCCCCGCGCATTGAGCGATGACTATGCGAGTCGGCTAGAAAAGGCTTTTGACCTTCCTTATGGTTGGTTTGACGAGATAGGGGACACCGGCACTAACCTCGACCGCCTCCCACCGCACCTGCAACCACCACCTGGGGCAACGCCCATATCCTGGGACGAGGAAAATCCGCTACCCAACAACGGCGACGAGTATTGGGAATGCCCGCATTACGAGGTGGCCTTGTCCGCTGGCCATGGTGCGGAGGCAACCTGGGTGCACCATGCCGAGAATGACCCGCTGGCGTTTCGCGCCAAGTGGTGGCGCAAAAAGCGCCTGAACCCGAAGGACTGCCGCTGTCTGTACGTCCACGGTGATTCCATGTCTCCATACCTGGAGGATTGGGATACCGTCATGATTGACGTGACCAAGACCACCATCCGAGATGGCGAGATTTACGCCCTACTCCTGGACGGCGAGCTTTACATCAAACGGTTATACCGGGTGCCAGGCGGCGGCCTAGAGATTCGCTCGGATAACCCAGCCTACCGCACCGTGGAGCTACGCGGCGCGGACCTGGAGCGGCTAGTTATCCTGGGGCAGAAGGTTCACCGCTCGGGATGAAGCGAGAAACGCGAGATCAGCAATATTTGCGCATTCTCGTACAGGGGCCAAGCGGAAAAGAGGACTTTGAGGCCGTCAGGTACTTGAAAGAAAAAGGCTATACGGATTCCCCAGTACGCCTATCGAACATGCTGGGCACGTATAACCAAGTCGCCGAAGTGGTATGGCTCGGCCCCACCGCGAACGGCCTCGACTTCATAGACGCATTACGGGCACGCACACAGCAGCCCGAGGCGGTCTATCACCAGAACCCCGATGAATATCCCCACCAAAAACCAGGGCGAACAAGGAAGCCACTGGAATCCCCTTGGATTCAAATAGCCGTGGGCGTGGCCGTGCTCGTCCTGTTCGGGATAGTTTCGCATTTTTTCGACCTCGGTCTGGGTATCCGGCTGAAATGATGGCAAGTATACCTCCAGGGTGGAGGCGGCTATGCTGTGGGTGTGGAGGGCCAGGGGAGTAGAAAGGTGCCAGAGGTAATCGGATTCAAGAAATCGACGTTCGACCCCGTGCGGTATCTCCAGGCAGACAGCGACACGAGCACAACGGAAATTGACCCTGACGATAGCCTGACCGATGCTTTGTTACGACTACAACGAGAGATTTCCGCCATGCATCGTGCGTTAGGCCAAAACATGCGCCAATTAGAGCGTCTACACGACCTGCTGGGTACCGTGGTCATGCATGTGCGCGAGCACGATGCCGCTATCGGTGAGCCCATCGGCCCATTCACCTCGGTTGACGACTTGATGGCCCATCTCGGGCGTCCATAACGGACTTGCTGCGCATCCCCGCCTTCACCAGGGTTTAAGATTTCTGTAGGATAGCGCCATATTTAAACCCGAGTGGGTGTCATGATTGCAGAACGCATTCGCCAAGCACGCTTAGCGGCAGGTTTAACGCTGGGTGGGTTAGGTGAACAAGTGGGTGTTTCCCACACCGCCATCCAGAAGTACGAAAAGGGTCTGCTTACCCCCTCATCGTCGCAACTACTCAAACTGGCGCGGGCCTGTGGCATCCGTACCGAGTATTTCTTTCGCAATCACACGGTTGAACTCTTGCGGCCAGAGTTCAGGAAGCTCTCGACCTTTGGCAAGACGGCGCAGGAGGCGCTAAAAATCAAGGTCGCTGAACTGGTGGAAAAGCGTGTTGAGCTGCTTGGCGCCTTCCCCGAGTCTCCGCTGCTGGCATTCACGCCGCCAGAGGGGTTGCCGGCGCGTATCGTGTCGCTTGACGAGATCGAGGCATTCTCCGATCAGGTGCGCAACGCCTGGCAGCTCGGGATGCACCCCATTGCTGACCTGACCGATACCCTTGAGGCCGTCGGCTTGCTGGTCATTGTGGTCAACGAAGAAAACCCCAAGTTCTCCGGGTTGACCGCCCAGGCGCGTACCGGCGATGGCCGGGAGTACCCCATCGTGGCGGTTTCCAAACGCTGGCCTGGGGATCGACAGCGCTTCACGCTGGCCCACGAGTTGGGACATTTACTGCTAGAGGGGCGGCTGGCAGAGGGCATCGACGAAGAGAAAGCCTGTAACCGATTCGCAGGCGCATTTCTGGCCCCGCGTATTGCCGTCACGCACCTACTGGGGCGCCAACGCCACGTCCTGGAATGGCGAGAGCTGTATGCGCTCAAGCATGAGTTCGGGTTGTCGATGTCCGGGTGGCTGCAACGTGCCAAGCAGTGTGGCGTGATTACCGAAGCGATCCACCACGCGATGGTCAAACGGTTTTCCACCCAAGGCTGGCTCAAGGTTGAGCCCGGCCACCCATTACCGCAAGAACACCCCCGACTTTTCGAGCAACTGGTGTATCGCGCCTTGGCTGAGCAGTATATCCCTGAAGGCAAGGCGGCTGAATTGTTGGGCATTCCGATGATGCGCTTCCACCAAGAACGCGATGCGGCTGCTCATCAGTGATGCCAATATATTGATTGACATGGAAGCCGGGGCGTTACTTGAAACGCTCTTCCGGCTTCCCGTGCAAATCGGCATCCCCGACATCCTGTACTATGAAGAAATCGAGCCCGGCACGCCGGGCCTAGAGCGCATGGGCTTGCAAGTCATGGAAGTAGCGGGCGATTTTGTGGAGTACGCCCAGCGACTTCCCGCCAAGCATGGTTCCAAGCCCAGCCATAACGACTACCTGGCCTTGGCCTTGGCCAAGCAGGAGGCCTGCACGCTGCTAACGGGCGACGCCAGCCTTCGGGCTATTGCCGACCAAGAGGGCGTTGCCGTCATGGGGACGATTGGGCTATTACGCGCGATGGTCGAAAATCAATTGCTCTCCGTCGATGCCGCCATCCATGCGCTAGATACGATGCGCCATCACGGGCGCCGTCTACCTTGGCAAGAGGCCGAAGCGCGGCTCAACGCCTTACGCCAATCCACCCCAGTCTAGCCAATTTCCCGCCCCCTAGCCATTCCCGCCTAATCCGCTTTTCTTTCAATGCCTTAAAAGGCTAGTCCCCGAGCTAGTACCCTAGCTCGACACGAGTTCGCCAAAAAAACTAGCCTTTGGCTATTGCAACGCCAAAAGCCAAAGGCTATGATTCCCACATGCCATCCAACCGGGTGGCTCCACAGGGGGAAGACGATGAACAAGTGGTTTAGCGACAGGCCCAGGCTCGCCGAGCGAGCCGAGGCACAGGTTTACAGGTACGCCAGCTCTATCGGTGCCCCGCGCATCTTGTCCCGTCTTGCGGCCGAAATGGCCCGCGAAGACGTGTTGGCCGGCGAGCAACCCTGGAAGGCCATGCACCTCGCCTGGTCCTTCTTGGACCAGCAGGCCGACACCTCTGGGTGGTGGTTAGGCGCCACCCACATCAATCATCAGAATCGGGGGGCTCGGTCATGAGATACCAGCCCCAATTCGACGCTGTTGAACGCGACCTGGCCCGCTATCAGCGGGAAATCGACCGGGATGCGGCCAGGGAACTGGCTGTTGAGCGTCGCATGGATGAACTGAGCGATTTGCTTAGGGCGTCCGACCTCTACGAAGAATGCACACCCAGGGAATGGAACGTGATTCTCGATGCCATCAAGCGCATCGCAGAAAGGGACGTGGACAACTACACGCCAGATGAACCGGATTGCGCACCCGACTGGATGGAAGACGACTGCTGTGGGCGCAGCAGGTGGAGGGCCTAGCCATGTTGACCCAATCACAGCATAAGGCCAGGTCCAAGGGCCTTGGCGGCAGCGACGCCGCCACAGTCCTCGGGCTATCGCCGTGGAAGAGCCCGTCTCAGCTTTTTCTGGAAAAGACCGGCCGCGTTCAGGCCGCAAGCCTTGACGATAAAGAAGCCGTGCAGTGGGGAAATATCCTTGAGGCGCCCATTGCAGCCGAGTTCGCTAAGCGAACTGGGCTCAAGGTGCGGCGCGACAATCGCAGCCTGCGCCATCCAGATCATCCCTTCATGGTCGGCCATATCGACCGCCGCATTCAGGGCGAGCGACAGGGCCTGGAGATTAAGGCCATCGGCCTGCGCTCGGCCGCTGACTGGACCGATGGCGTGCCGCCCTACTACCAAGCACAGGTTGATCACTACCTCGCTCTGACTGGCTTTGAGGGCTTCCACGTCGCGGCCCTGGTGGGCGGGCAACAGCTCAAGACCTATTACATAGAGCGCAACCCATCGCGCATCGACTACCTGATCGAGCGTGAGGCCGCCTTCTGGCGCCACGTCGAGACGCGCACACCGCCCCCGCCCATCGACCTGGCCGATGCGGTGGAGTACCTGAAGCACATCACCCATGCCGATGGCATGAGCGTGGCCGACGCCGCCGCGTTAGCGGCTGCGGATGCGCTGCGCGAACTCAAGGCCCAGCTCGACGCGCTGGGACTTCAGAAGTCCGCCCTGGAAGACCTGCTGAAGGCCACCATCGCCGACGGCGAGGGTCTGATTACGCCAGACGGCCGCCCCCTGGCCACCTGGAAGCCGCAGACAACACGCCGCCTGGATACGTCCAGGCTGCGGGCCGACCACCCCGAGCTGTACGACGAGTACAGCACGGAAACCAGTAGCCGCGTCTTCCGCTTGGGCAAGAGCCATGCTTGAACTGTGGCCCCATCAGCGGGAGGCGGTTTCTACAGCGCTCGCCAAGCGGCGGGTGCTGTGGGACATGGGCATGGGCACGGGCAAGACCCGCGCCGCCCTAGCCGTGTTCCTGGAGTCTGGCGCCAAGCTGGCCCTGGTCATCGCCCCGCGGGCTGTGTGCCGGGTGTGGTCGCACCAGGCAGGAGAAGACGTTGCCATGGTGCTGGATACCGGCAGCGTAGCGAGCAAGCTGGAACGCGCCCGCGCTGACGCTCAGCGTCCGCGCGTCTGGGTCATCAACTACGAGTCGGCCTGGCGCGAACCGATGGCCGGCTGGTTGCTGAAGCAGCCCTTCGACCTGTTGATTCTGGATGAGGCCCACAAGCTAAAAAGCCCGGGCGGTAAGGCATCGCGCTTTTGCGCACGCCTTTCCGCCCGCATCCCCCGCGTACTGGCCTTGACCGGAACGCCCCTGCCCCAGGGACCGATGGACGCATACGGCCTGTATCGCGCCATCGACCCCCAGGTGTTCGGGACTAATTTCCTGCGCTTCCGTAATCAGTATGCGGTGATGGGCGGTTACGAGAACCGCCAGATCATCGGCTACAAGAACACGGAAGACTTCGCCATCAAGTTCGACAGCCGCCGCTATGCGGCGAGCCGCGACGTGCTGACCCTTCCCCCAGCGGTCCACGCTGAGATTCCGCTGACCCTGCCCCCCGGTGTGATGCGCACCTACCGCCGCTTGGAAGTGGACCTGATTGCCGAGGTTGGCGCAGGTGTGGTCACCGCGGCCAATGCCCTGGTGAAGCTGCTACGGCTGCAACAAATCACCAGCGGCTTCTTGCAGGACGACGGCGGCAACATTGCAACCTTGCACGACGCCAAGGCCGAGGCCCTGGCGGAAATTCTCGACGGCTTACCCGCAGACGAACCGCTTGTGGTGTTCGCCCGCTTCCATCGCGACCTGGATGCCATTGCCCGGGTTGCGCCTCATGGCTGCCTGGAGCTCTCCGGGCGGCGTAATCAACTGGCCGACTGGCAGGCGTGCAAGGCGCCCGTGCTGGCCGTGCAAATCGGCGCCGGCGCTGAAGGCGTAGACCTTACCCGCTCGTGCCGCGCCGTCTTCTGGTCCCTCGGCTTCTCACTCGCGCAATACGAGCAGGCTCTGGCCCGGACTCACCGTCCGGGTCAGGACCGGACCTGCTTCTACCACCACCTGATTGTGTCGGGCTCGGTGGATGAGAAGGTCTATCGCGCACTCCGCGATAAACGCAACGTCATCGAATACGTACTTTCACATCTCAAGGACTCAAAGACATGAGCACTCAAACCGCAATGACTAAGACCCCATCAACCTATTTCGTAGCCCAACAAGGTGCCGAGGCCCTGGTCCTGCTGCGCGATGTAGCCGGCCCTGGCGGCATCAAGCCGGGCGACCTGGACCGGGTGAAGGTTCCCGCGGGTGGCGGAACGGCCTGGGAGATCCCCACCGTGGACGGCACCGAGGCATCCAAGTCCATCGAGGGTGTCATCGTCTATCACCACGACGCCCGCGCCTACTGGTCCTCCAGCATGGAAACCAACGGCGGTGGCAGCCCCCCCGATTGCTACTCGCCCGACGGCTTCTCCGGTGTGGGTGAACCCGGAGGCGCCTGCTCCGTCTGCCCCCATGCCCAGTTCGGCAGCGATGCCAATGGCAGGGGGCAAGCCTGCAAGGCCAGCAAGCGGCTGTACATGGTGCTGCCCGAATCGGCGCTGCCTGTGATCGTCACCCTGCCGGCTACCAGCCTCAAGAACGCCCGCCAGTATTTCCTACGCCTGGCGGCACGGGGCACGCGGTTGCATCAGGTCATCACCAAGGTCGGCCTATCGAAAGTGAAGACTTCGGACGGTATCGCCTACTCGGTGGCCACGTTCGAGAGCGGCGGCCTGATCGACGGCGCCGACGCGGAGAAGTTCGCCAACTATGCCAGCGCCTTCCAGCAGATGGTCACGGCATCCGCAGGCGAGCATCACTTCACCGACGACCCCATCCCCTTCAACTAAGCCAGGAGGCGGCACGATGGACAAGGTATGGACTCTGATTGGACCGCCTGGAACGGGTAAGACCACCAGTATTTCGCGCCAGGTTCAGCGTGCCGCCGATAAGTTCGGCCCCGGTAAAGTCGTAGTGTGCAGTCTCACCAAAACCGCCGCACGGGAAGCGGGGGGTCGGGTGGACCTGCCCAAGGAGCAGGTCGGAACCCTGCACGCCATGGCCTATCGCGCACTCAATCGGCCCGAACTGGCCGAGACGAAGGTCAAAGACTGGAACGCCCACATGAAAGACGACCCCCAGTATGCCCTGAGCGGGTCGGGCGGGTCAGATGATATGGACGGCCGCCCCGATGGGCTGCCAGGGCAGACGGATGGCGATAAGGCCCACAATGAATACCACCTGCTGCGGGCCATGCGCCGGCCGCGTGAAGCCTGGCCATCGCACGTCACAGCTTTTGCCAATCGCTACGAAGCCTGGAAGCGCGAGGCCGACGTGAGCGACTTCACCGACCTGCTAGAGCGGGCCATCACAGAGGTGCCCATCCATCCCGCCTCGCCGCTGGTGATGTTTGTGGACGAGGGGCAGGACTTCTCCCGGTTGGAGATGGACCTAGTGGACAAGTGGTCGCGGGGTGTTCAGCAACTCGTCCTCGTCGGCGACCCCTACCAATGTTTGTACGAATGGCGCGGCTCCGACCCTGGCGCCCTCTTCCGCGATGGCCAGCCATCGGAAGCCGTCAAGGTGCTGAGTCAGTCCTGGCGCCTGCCCCGCGCCGTGCATCAAACCGCCTCGGATTGGATCAAACAGATTCCGGGCTACCGTGAGTTTTCCTACGCCCCCCGGGATGAAGAGGGGGAATGCCGACGCCTGCCGGCCACGTTCAAGCGCCCGTCCCTGTTGCTGGAAGCCATCGAGGAAGACCTGAGCGAAGGGCGAAGCGTCATGGTGCAAGCCTCGTGTGGATTCTTCCTGGGCGACACCATCAAGGCGCTACGCGCAGCGGGCATTCCCTATCACAACCCCTGGCGGCCCCAGCAAGGCGCCTGGAACCCGCTGGCGCCGCGCAAGGGCCTATCTACTGCCGAGCGCATGTTGGCCTTCCTGCGCCCGAACAAAGCGGTGTGGGGCGACGATAGCCGCTTCTGGACGCTGGATGACCTGAAGGCATGGACCCATCCGTTACCGGCGGCTGGAATCTTCCAGCGCGGCGCCAAGAAGGCCGTCGAGGCGATAGAGGAACTGTTGTCGCCGCGCGAGCTGGTAGACCGGATGCGCGGCTGGTTCGAGCCCGAAGCCTTGCAGGCTGCCGCCAAGGCCGACGTGAAGTGGTGGCTTGACAAGTTGCCGCAGGCCAAGCGCGGCCAGGCCGATTTTCTATGGAAGCTGCTCGACCGTGGCGGAATCCCCGCCCTGACCGAGACGCCGCAGGTTACGGTTGGCACCATCCATTCCCTAAAAGGCGCCGAGGCCGATTCCGTCTACCTGTTTCCCGACGTATCGCGATCCGGGTATCAGGAATGGAGCCGTCGGTCCCCGTCCGTGTACCGGCTGTTTTACGTCGGCCTGACCCGCGCCCGGCAACGCCTCACCCTCTGTGGGTCGGCTGGCCCGTCGGTTCCGCTATGAGCGAGGCAGCCATCGTGCGCGGCATCCTCAAGCTACTAGCCGAGCGTGGCTGGCTGGCGTGGAAGAACCACGGCAACGCCTTCACCCTGGCCGGCCTGCCCGACATCCAAGCCCACAAGCGGGGTCGGCCGTCGGTGTTCATCGAGGCGAAGCGCCCCGGTGAGAAGCCCAAGCCCATCCAGACCCATCGTATCGAGCAGCTACGCGAAGCCGGCTGTGTGGCCGAGGTGATTTACAGCAAGGCCGAAGCCGCTGAGTTGCTAGACCGGGTGGAGGCTCCGCATGTCACAGACTGACGTGTTGCTCGGTCTGTTGCTAGACGACCCCATCGCGGCACTGGCCGACAAATACGGGCTTCCCTCTGACGTAGCCGCCGACGTGGTAGGGCTGCCTGATTCGCAGATCGCCGATATCGCTGAAAACGTCCGTCAGATTGCTAACCGTAGGCTCGGCATCGTGCCCGCGCACTACACGTCTATCACCACCTGCGCCAACTGCGGCCCGGTGCCCATCTTTCCCGGCGTACCGGACTGGGTGCCCGGGTGCACCTGGTGTTTTGTTGAACCTGAAATGAGACCAAAACCATGACCGACATCCAATCCGAAATCCTGCGCCACATCGGCGCCGAGCCCCGCACCGCCAGGCAGATAGCCGACGCGGCAGGCGTTGAGTATCAGCCCGTCGCGTCAGCCATCAGCAAGTTAATCAAGGACGGCGACGTGAAGCGCATCGAGATAGACAACCCCGAACACGGCAAAGCCAGAGGCGCTAGGCCGAACTGCTTTGCCTATTACATCACCGAACAGGATGCACCACCCGTGACCGAGCCACCCGCACCGTATGCAACACACCCCATTCGCTATCGCTTCTTGGCTGTCAGTTTGGATCACGAAGCCGGGTATGAAGACGAACTACAGGCCCGAGCCCAGGCGGAACGGTTGGCTCGCCAGGGCGTTGAAAGGGTCGCCGTGGTGCAGGTGTTAGCCGTCGCCCGCGCCTCGGTGCAGTGGGAATAAATCAGGAGAACGCAAATGCCAGAATCAATATTCACATACGAAACCTGTAAGGCTTGTTACGTTACAGTTATAGACTTGGATTGCGAAGGACACGAAAGCGAGCAAGAGGCAATCAAAAGCGCAGAGGAAGACTTACAGAGACCAGGCCAAGGATGTGTTGCGGTTGTGAAGGTGTTAACTGTGGTTAGAAGAAAAGAAGGACTGGAATGACTATGTTTACAGAAACCGCGAAAAGAAACAAAGCAAACGATCGATCTGTTTATTTGAGTTCAAATCGAGAAATAAATATGGTAGTTCAGCAAAGCAATTTAGATAGGCTAAGCGCAGTAATCCCACTGGTACTGTTCAGCAAAATAGACGTAAGGATGCCGGCTCTAGTGCGTGTTTTAGTGGATTCCGAAACAGCGTCAAAAATGCTCGAAATGAACATAAAGAACAGGCGACAAAGAAGAGCGTCTGTAGAATACATGAAACACCAGATAAAAAACGGAGAATGGAGGGACGACCACCCGCAACCAGTTATTTTTTCAGATAAAGGCCGACTAATAGACGGGCAGCACAGGCTACAAGCAATTTCTGAACTAAAAATTGATTTTTCAAATGCGGTTATTGTTCGCGTAGAAACCGGAGCCAGGGATGACGTTAGAGAATATCTTGATACAGGAGTTCCGCGAACTTTAGATGATAGAGTCCAATTAGTGGAAGACATGCTGCACAACAAACTAATAGCGCAGCTCAGCGCGGTGCCGTTCAATCTAAAACGAGGCCCAACAAAAAGGGCCAGTCCAGACGACGCAAGAGAGTTTTTTTCTGTACATCATGAAGCTGCTTTATTTGTCGCGAAGAATCACAAGCGAGACAAAGGCGTTGGGAAAATACAGGTCGCCTATGCTGCAATGGAGTATTACGAAATTGATAAAGATAAAGCATCAGAGTTTTATCCAGAAATCTTTGTTGTTGATAGCGAAATACAACAAGCAAGAATACTCCGCGATTGGCTGCTACGGTCATCAGGAACTAGAGGGAGCCAGGAAAACTCGGCGAACTTCAAGAGCGACGTTTATCACCGTGCTATCGCAGCGATGAAGGCGCACAAAGACGGAAGGAAAATAACAATCCTGAGAAGTGCAGATTGGTGACCAATGGAACATTTCATAGCCATCTGCTTCGCCATCGTCGGCCTGGTGTTATTCCTGGCCCTCGATGCGAGGCTAAACCACCAAGGAGACGCCGACGAATGAGCGCCCCACTCTTTGTTGAATTACTCGCAATTCCCGTTGCAGCCATCGCCATCCTGGCGGTCCTGCTACTCGACGCCTGGCTAGACAAATTAGGTAGCGGAAAAGATGAGCATTAACCCTTGGGGACTCGACGAACTCGGCAAGGCAACGGAGTTGCGCAACCGGGGATTTTCCTACGCGGAAATTGCGCTAGCCATTGGACGCACGATGCCAAGTGTCAAGGCGAAGCTGAGCGACATGAAACGGAATCCGAATGTAGCAGCGCCCAAGCCGAAGCCGAAGCAAAAGCCGGCGGCAGTGGCACCCAAACCCGGTGAGTCGCCCTATGCGTGGCACGTTCCGACAGGCATGGAAGCGGCGTATAAGCAGGCCATCAACGCGCCATGGTGAACCTGTGCGAACGCTGCGCCCGACTCGGCCGCGACTGCCCGATAGAGCCCGTGGCGCCCGTCGCCACCTGCACCCAGGCGCGGCCCGACGACGCCAAAGTCATCCAATCCGTCCAACGCACCTGGCGCGCCAGGTGGAAAGACCATCCGATTAGGAAGCCCAAAACATGAAACTCACCCTACCCACACCCACCTTAGCCAGGCTCGCCAAGCGCGCCGAAAGCGCAGCCAGAGGCGGCACCGTCGCGATCTATAAAAGCGTCATGCTGTCAGCCCAGGGGGATAGCCTCGAAATCACCGGTGGGCAAGGCAGCCTCAGCCTGACCCAGACCGCCCCGGCTCAGGTCGCCGAGGCCGGAGAATGCCTGGTCGACGCCGCCAAGTTGGCCAGCTTAGCGGCCACCCTGCCCAGCGGCGAAGTCGAACTGACCCACGCCGACGACAAGCTCCACATCAAAGCCGGCCGAGGCCGCTACCGACTGCCCACCCTGCCCACCGCCGACTACCCCCTATCCGAGGGGCTCGAAGTGAAACACCACGCCCAGATCGAACAGTGGCAACTGGCCAGCATGCTCCGATTTGTGCAGGCCGCCCAGGGCAAGGCCGACACGCGCTTTTACCTGAACGGCGTCCACTTCCTTGCCACGCAAACCGGACTGCGCGTCGCGGCCGCCGACGGCCACCGCTGCCACGCCGCCACCGAGCCGGAAATCATCGGCGAATGGGAAGCGATTTACCCCACCGTCGCAGTCAAAGAGCTGCTTTCACTCCTCGACCCCGACTCGCAGGAATCGATCAGCATCGAACTCAGCCGCGCGCACTCCGATTTCATTGCCAACACCTGGCGTTTGCGCACATCACACATCGAAGGTCGCTACCCGAACATCCAACGCCTCATCGAGGGCGAACCCGAATACCTTGTGAAAGTCAGCCGCCAGGAGCTGCACGACTGCGCCAACCGCCTCCAGTCCGGCGTGCTAGACCGCAACACCCTCCACGCCGGCATCGCCATGTCGCACACGCCCGGGAAAATCACACTCGAAGCCGCCACCACCAACCAGGAAAAGGGCCTAGAGGAAATCGATGTCGAATCCGACGCCCCCGACGCCCAACTGGGGCTCAGTTCACGCTACCTCATCGATGCCCTGTCAGCCTACGGCGGCGACACCATCGAAATGCGCTTCTTCGACGCCAAAACCAAAATCACCCTGCACGACGGCGAACCCTCGCGCCGTTTTATCTTGCTGATGCCGATGGCACTGTGAGGCGCCCCCATGCAACCCGAACTCATCCCACTCTGGCAAACCTTCCAACCGGGCGACCGGGTACGCAAGAAATCCGGCGCAGCCTGGGCCGGCCGCATCGTCGGGTTTTATTCCACCCACCTCACACCCGAGGGCTACGCCATCGAATCCGACAGCCATCCAGGCTCGGTGCAAATCTATCCCGTCGCCGCCCTCGAGCGCGCACCGGAGGCACCGTGAAACAGTACACCCACGCCGAAAGGCAAATCATCAAAGCCTGGACCGGCACCCTCGACGCATTGGCCGCAAAATTAGGTCGCACCGTCAAATCCATCCGACGCTACAAAGCGCGCACCGGGCTCACCCCCGCCCGACGATTCGTCACCGACGCCGAGCGCGCGGAAATGATCCAACGCGCAGAAAAAGGCGAACGGCTCTACCAAATTGCCATGCGACTCGGGCTCTGCACCCGAACAGTCAGAAATGTCGTGCGGCAGAAAATCCCTTCACCCCGCAAACACTACACGCCAGCCGAAATAGCCATTGTCAGGAAGAACAAAGACACACTGAAAGACCTGGCCATGAAACTCGGCCGAACCGTGTCATCGGTCAAAAACGCACGGCACAAGTATCGGAGGGCAGCATGATTGACTGGAGCAAGGCACCGAGGTGGGCACAATACGCAGCGATGGACAGTGACGGAATCTGGTTCTGGTACTCCCGCAAACCAGAATTAGGAAACTATGAGTGGTTATTGACAGGTGGTAAATACGCCCCGTCGCTTGGACACGAATTCTTGGGCGTTTGGGAGGGCTCACGACAGGAGCGACCACATGATTGACTGGAACACCGCCCCTAAATGGGCACGATACGCGGCGATGGACAGTGACGAGCGTTGGTGGTGGCACGGTGGTCAACCTGTAGTGGATGGGCCTATCTGGGCGGCAACTGCTGCATGGCCATCAAAGCAGTTTACGGCAGAGCCTTACTGCGGCCATTGGTCTGAATCGCTACAGGAGCGCCCTAAGATGAGAACTAGAATTATTGAGAGAACCCGCTGCGACGGCGCAATATTTTATGTAATTCAACAGAAGCACTTATTATTTCGTTGGCTGTGGGTCGATGCTCATATCAATAGCGCGTTTGCTATACATTGCGTTGATACTTTTACAACATTAGAAGATGCTAAAAAACACTTGTGTTTTTTCAACGGTACGCCAAAAAGAGAAAGGGTTGTATATGGTTGATTGGTCACATTCCCCCGAGTGGGCGCGATGGGCTGCGATGGACGAAGCCGGATACTGGTTTTGGTACGAGGAAAAGCCGTTCTTATTGCGTGACTCGAATTGCTGGACATCTCTAGTGATACATAAGGTGCGCAGCGCGTCAGCACCACCGGTAGCGGATTGGAAAGCATCACTTCAGGAGCGCCCATCCGATGATTGACTGGAACGCAGCCCCTGAGTGGGCACGGTACGTGGCAATGGACAAGTCTGGCCTATGGGCTTGGTTTTCTCATGAGCCAGACCCGAATGAAATCAGCGGAACATGGGTAGATGTTTACGGGAAGTACGAAGATTTTCACGCAGAATTTTTCACTGGCGACTGGGCAGAATCACTCCAGAGGCGGCCCAGGCCGGTGAAATTCGGAGAAGGCGCCGGCCATGACTGACATAGAAACTCCGCGCACCGTTGCCATCGAACGGGTTATGAAGATTCGATGGGACAAGTTACCTGAGTGGGCAAAGTTCATAGCCCAGGACTCCAACGGTGAAATGTGGATGTACGCGACTAAGCCTAGTGCTGACGCAGAAACAGAATTGTGGGCAACGAAAGAGAGTCGATGCGAGAGACTGCCCAGTGGGGCAATAGCTGATTGGCGATTTTCACTACAGTGGAGACCTAAGAATGATTGACTGGAGCAAAGCCCCGGAGTGGGCACGTTACTACGCTAAGGACGCTGACGGCGTATGGTGCTGGTATGAAGAGATTCCAGATTGGGCCGAAGCACGCGGAGTTTGGGCGTCAGACGATAGATGGGAAGAGATTGACGCACTGAACGAAGCGCCGGCCATGTCCATGCGGGAGCGCCCGCATGATTGACAACGGGTACTTAACTATCACCTTCAATATCGGCAAGATGGGTGAAGACGCCGTTCGCGCTCTCATCGAACACCCGCACGCATCCCGGCTGGCCTGGGGGAATGTGATCGAGGAACGGGACGCACTGAAAGTGCCAGGTGAGTCCGAGTTTGACCAGGTCAAGGACATTCTGAACCGTCAGATTTCGGCAATGGACAGGATGGCCAACGCGCTCGAATGGATTGTCAGGCGCAGCCATGGCTAAACCACCCATCACCCTGCGCACCCTTGGCGAACCCCCAACGGGGGGCCTATCCTCCATTGCACGCATCCTGCTGGACTACGCCACACATGCCGCAAGCCGCCCTGTACCTCCGGTCGAGCAAGGACCGCTCGGACCTATCGATAGATGCCCAACGCCGGTCCCTCCTGGAACATGCCCGGGATAGAGGGCTGGCTGTTGTCGCGGAATACGAAGACGCCGTGGAGTCTGGCAAGGATGATGACAGGCCAGGATTCCAACGCCTCCTCGCAGCCCTGAAGGACCGCGCCAGAGGGTGGGATACCCTGTTGGCGCTCGATACCAGCCGCATTGCCAGGCGTCGCCACCTGGCGTTGATTTTCGAGCATGAAGCCGAGCGCGCCGGGGTCGCCATCCAATACAAGAACGTCCCCGACACCGACCCCATTACCGGGATGCTGCTGCGCTCCATCCTCCAGGCCATGGACGAATGGCACAGCCTTACCAGTCGCGCCAAGGGCCTTGCTGGCATGGCCGAATCCGTCAGGCAGGGCTACCGCGCCGGGGGCCGAGCGCCACGAGGCTACCGACTCGAACACCAACCCACAGGCGCGATCCGAGAAGGGATGCCGGTTATTCGCTCGAAGCTGGTCCCCGCCGATGATGCCCAAGCCGTGGGACAGTACCTACGGCTACGCGCCCAGGGCAAACCCCGAGGGCTGGCTTCCAGTGTGTCGGGCATCGAGGGGTCACTGAACGACCTGGAGTGGCGGGCGCTGACCTATTCCGGCCACACCGTGTGGAACCAAGCTGCCGAGCGCGGGCCGAGCGGATATAAAGGCGGCGAGAAGTACCGACCCCGCACCGAGTGGCAGATTCAGCGCAACACCCACCCGCCATTGATTACCGAACCCGAAGCCGAGGCCATCCTAGCGCAGCTCCAGGCCAAGCAAGGCCGACGCAACCGAGCCGGCGACAGGGTATACCTGTTGTCTGGCCTGCTGGTGTCGCCAGACGGACAAGCCTATAGCGGGGAATGGTACGGTGGAGCCGGGTATTACCGACTCGGCAAGGGCGCCAAGGTCAAGGCCGATACCCTGGACCATGCCATTTTGGCACAAGTATTCGCCGACCTGGCCAGCCCGATGACGGCGGCCCGCATCGCCCAAGAGATGCGCAGACAGGCCGCGCCACAGGGCAAGCCACGCGACCTGAGCGCACTACGCAAACGCCTCGCCGACCTGGACCGCAAGGCGGCCAAGCTGTTGGACCTACTTGTGGAAGCCGAAGACGCCGCGCCCGCGTACCGCCGCGCCATTGCGCAATGCGAGCAGGACCGGGCAGCGGTGCAAGCCGAACTGGAAGCCGCCGCAGCCGAAACCCGCACCGCCGAAGTAGTAGCCCTGTGGACACCCTCAGACGTGCAACGGCTATTGACCCATCTGCGCGAAGACCTGGAGCAGGACGGCACCGAGGCCAAGCGCCGAGTGCTGACCGAACTACTGGAGCGGGTAGAGTTTGACGCGAACAGCCGAGAGGCGACCCTGCATTACCGGCTGGATATGGCCCCCGTAACGGGGGTTAACCTGGCGTCCCCAGGGGTACACCTACCCGCCCCCGTGACCTGGGCCAGTGCGCTACGGGTAGCGAGGCGTAGTGCCCGCTAAATCCCAAAAGCAACCGGCCGTAATTTACAATTGGCTATCGCTAACAGATAACGGGTCAATCCGGAAACCCTAGCCCGGATGCGGGCGCAGCCGGGTGGTATCGGGCGGGAGATAGACAATCTTGTTGGCGCAAAACTGGAAGCAAACAAAATGGCGTATAAAGACCTTATTCTTGATATTTTCTACGAGGATATCCCATGTATAGATGAGGGGCTTTTTACAGAAAAGCTACCATCAATGCTTAGCGGTTGCAGCAAACGCATTAGCGCAGAAGAGCTTGCGCTTGTTGTGGTGAAACGATATGGGCTACATGGGAATAGCCCACTTACGTTGATTGCTATAGCCGAGCTAATTGGGGTTTCTCATGAGAGAGTTAGGCAACGATTGGACCAGGCGATTCGATATTTGCGCCACTCACCTGGAGTGCTTGTTGAGTATGTTTTAGAGCCAAGCGAGGAAATACTAACTAGACACAAAACACAAGAAAAAGAAAAATGGAAAAAGTCGCTAAGTCGCGACGCGCAGAGATTCATAGGAAGTAGAGAAAAAGAAGATATTGCAAAATTGTTTTCAAAAGAACCTTTTATGATGAAGTGGGGAGCAATAGCAAGCCCGATGAATAATAGCAGCAGCATTCCGATATCAGTGTTCAATGAAATAAGGCAGGCACTTGGAATTGAAAAATACCAGCCGACAAAAAAGATTCCAACAGACAAAGAAATACATACCGCGATCGCAATGCTGGAATCTCAAGGCTACAAAGTAACAAAAAGAAGAACAGTCAAATCTCAATCACCTCCACATCCAGACTAGGCGCCTCGCCCACAACGCGCCCGGTCTGCACATAGACCATCGCACCGACGGTTCCGCTGCCCAGCACACGCAGGGTGGCGCCGTCGATTAGCGTCACCGTCACCGTGCCATCGGCATGGTCGGCGGTGATTTCGCCGACCATGAGCGGGTCGGATGGCAGCAGGTCGCGGAAGCGGCGCCAAAGGTTCATGCGTGGGTCTCCAGGGTGATGGACTGCCTTACCTCAACACCATCGTTCCAACGGGCGGACACCTGCACGCCCCGCACTAGGCCAATGCGGGAATCGTACTGCACTAGGTCTCCCACCTGGAGCAGGACGATTTCACTGGAAATCGGCGCGTTCAACGTCAGCCAATACTGGCGGCCCGTGTTGCCCAGGATGGCCGTGCCGCGTTGCCGTGCCGCATCGGCATGGGTGCAGAGGGCATCGACCACGCTTGGGGCCTGGGGTGTGCCGTCGCTGCCAGTAATCTTCACCTGGCCTATCACGCCACCCGGGGATTGCCCGGTGACATAGACGCCGGTGTAGCCGGGTTGGTCCTTGCGCTCGACGGATTCCACCAGCACGGCAGCGGTGGGCAGGATGACATCGGGCGTCTGTTCGGCCCAGTCGCGGGGCAGCCAGGGGTAGCGGCGGCGAACGTGGAGCGTGTCGGTGTTGGGGTCGGCCTGCACATAGGCACCGGCCGCCTCGGCGATGCGCAGAACGCCATCGATGGGGGCGCCCTGGTGGCTCCAGGCCCCGGCGGGTACATTCCATGACGTGATGGCCCAAGGCTCGGTCGTGCCCCAGGCGATGGTCCAGCCGATGGGGACGCCGTTCTCGGTCAGGCAATCCTCGGCCAACTGTTGCACGGTGCGGGTTTCGGTGTTGTAGCGGGAATTACTCGGCGCGTAGGGCGCGGCTAGGTAGGCGGCATGGCCTCGTCCCGATACGCTGACCGAAGATTGCCCGAATTGTCGGGAGCGGCTGACCGATTCGCACAGCCCGGACCACTGCACGCCGTTGATGGTGATGACCACGGCAACCGGGTCATCGGCTGCGGCTGCTACTGTGGGCCAGGTCGAACCCGGTAGACTGGCGGACCAGCGCCAGGCCCAGGAGTCGGTGTCGATTGACACCTGCGCCGAGAAGGCGGGCAGCTCCAGTCCGTCGATGGTGATAATAGCGGCATTGGCCACGAGGTATATCCTCCGAATGGGCACAATCCATTGCGTGATGGGCTCGGGTGATGGCGGGATGACGGGCGGCCGATAGTTGTGGATGCGCCAGCCAGGTCCCCATGGCAGACGGTCCTGAGTGTCGGCCGCCCGTGGACCGCCAAAGCGGAGCGCAGACTGGGTGTCCCGCGCTGCGTGGACGCCCCACACCAGTCGGTCCTGGGTGTCGGTGGGCTGACTGCGACCATATGCCAGATTGTCGGCCCGGTCGCGGCGGGCGTGGACGCCCCACACCAGCCGGTCCTGTCCATCGACGGGCGCCGGCGGGCCATAGGCTAGGGTATCGGCGCGTTCTCGCTTGGCATGGACGCCCCAGGGTAGCCGGTCTTGCCCATCGACGGGCTGGTGCGGTTGCCAGGGGTGCGTCGTGTGCAATTCCATTGGAACGCGACCGCCCCATGGATACCGCTCGGCAGGGTCGCGGCGCACGGCGGCTACCCAGGGCAGCGCCCCGGCCCTGTCGGTGGGGATATTACTGCCCCAGCCCGACGGCAAGCCGCGCAGACGGAGCGCCACCCGTCACGCCTCCAGTGGGTCGATGTCGGCAAGGATGCCAAGACGGAATGAGTCCGCCCCAGGCGTGGTGCCAGGCTGAACGCTGCGGGTAATCCACAGAGGTTGGCCGCCGATTGTATTGAATCGAACGGTATTGCCCGTCGCCCAGCCCGTGCCCCAGCCACCGGATTGGATGGTGAAATACGGCATCCCTGTGGCGGAGTTCATCGGCGCGAAGTTTGTTGATATGGTGCCGCTACCCACACCGCCGACCGTCTCACCGAATACAGAGAATGCCGTAGACGAGGTGAACGTCGCCCTCCATCGCTCAGTCACGGCTGCCGTGTTCGTCAGCAGAATCGGATGCGTCAACGTGTTATACGCGCCCGAAGCATCGGAACCGATGCGTATGTTGCTCCACACCCCGGTCCACGTCGCTTGGTCAAACAGGTTCTCAGCGCGGGCCATCAAATCGCCCCAGGCTACGATGCTCGACACGGCAGACCCAGCGGGAAACTCCCGGCCCAAGGGAACCAGCAGGTCCAATCGGCCAGAGAGGTCCACGGCGGCCAGGGTGCCACGCGCCTGGATGCGGTGATTCGCCACGAGGGGTTGAACATAGGCCGAGAGGTCCAACGGCGTGGCGAAGGTGATGACGCCATTCTCCAGGTCCACGGTATACAGGGTGTTCGATACCAGCAACCCGTTGGCATCGCGTATCTCCACATCGCCTAGGTCGGTACGGCTCAGAGTCACCGCTTGGCCTGCCGACAGCGGATTCGGCAGCGTATCCGTGTCCGCATGGTGAACCAGAACCGAGTCCCCATCCCGGAATATCGGAACCGTGCCGGTGATGGGCAGGCGCAGCGGGTCCAGGCCAATCAGGGCAGAGTTGAGAGACACCGTTGTTTGCTGCACGGCGGAGTACTTGATGGATTCGGCCAGGATGGGCGCGGGGAACGTGAGAGAGAATATTCCGGTTGTCTGGCGCACGGTGCCATAGATGCCAAAATCACCATCTTGGTCGCCTTGGGCTTGCAGGGTGTTAGAGGCCCGCTCGACGGATACGCGAATAGAATCAGGAATCGGAAGTTGCGTGTTAATCGTCATTGACAAAACGCCGCTCGCTGACAGCGTTCCGTTTGCGTATTGCCCTTGTATTTCCCCGGTCGCATCGCAGCCAGCGGAATACATTACACCAGACGCCGCCACCCAACGGATTGAGAATGTCTCGCGCTGAACGGGAAGCGAAAAATCTACACCGATGGAGCCCGTGCCGTAGTCAACTAGACCAATCGCGGTATCGCCAACAAGGATACCTCCGGCACCATTATCTGCGGCTGAGATAATGGCCGTCGCATACTCAGCCTGGAACGAGCATGAACCCTCGCGCAGCGGCGAGCCCGCGCTTCTGAACTTAGAGGCGCTGATTTCGATAGCTTGCGGCCCTGTCAACCCGCTTCTAACGGTTTTTGTGGCGCCATTTGCCCAGCTCGTCAGAGTTGCCGCATTGTTGTCGTAGTCAACCGTTCCGGCCGCCGTGCCCGCGTTGGTGGTCGCGTCGATACTGCGATATAGGACGCCGCCCCGGTCATAGTAGGTGTGGGCACCGAATGCGAGGCCAAGCGTATTTTCCTGGAGTATTCCGCCCTGGTTGTCGATGTTGACAACCAGGGCGGTGATTTGGGATGTCTGCTGTTCAGCGGTGGGCGTACCAACTGCGCTCGCAGACGCCGTTGCAATGCTTATGAACGACATATCAACGAGTGTGCCAACTGGCAGTGTTGTCCCTGCTGCTGTGACATACCTAAGCTCAGTAACTAACGTGGCGCCATCCAGACTCACGGAAATGTCGCCTGTTTCATAGTCGATAGTTCCGACATCTACAGGCACACTAAGGGGAATGAATGTGCCCAGTGAGCGGTCTGCGTTGACCAGCTTAACCGTGCCCGCCCCGTCATCAAACAAATAAAAGTTGTCCTGAATGGAATAGTGCGGAGTTGAGTTAGCTGAAACGATGAAGCTGCTGGTATCCAGCGAGCCGGGAACGATGGCTTGCCCAAAGCTGAAAGCACACTCGTTAGACCATATAGCTCCAGGAGAGAGCCCAATCCTATTTTCAGGTGCTGTAAAATAGTCAATCGTTGTGTCAGTCTGCACGTCAGGAAGCGCAGAGGTAGCAAACTCGACGGTGATGCTCTGTTTTCCCACGTCAGCGGTCAGCGTGCCGTTGGCGGTTGTTACCGTGCCAACGCCAGAGGTCCAGCCGGTGAGGGCCAGTGTCTTGGTCGCTCCGCCACTGGTCCAGGTTGCCGTCACATTGCCTGGCGTGAGGTCGGGCGCATCGAACACGGTCGATGGGCTGCCCACGTCCGCCGTTGCTATCGTCTGATACCCCACCTCGCTGCCCCACCGGAATATAACCTCACTGTCCAGGTCCGGCATGGCGCCAAGTGTCAGCGTGACAGCCCCGGTGGTGTAGTCAATCGTGCCCTGCCCGTAGGTGCTAGCCGCGCCAGCCAGTACGCCGTTGCCGTCATCGGTCAGTTGATACCACTGCCCGAACGCGAGGTAATCGACAGAGATGGTGCGCTTGCCGGGGAGCGGGGACAGAGTATCGACGTATACAAGGCCACGGGTGGCGATGGTGATGGGCTGGGACTTGGAGTACGCGCTGACGGGGAGGAAAGCTGCGGGGGTATAATAAACGTACCAGTCCTGAGTATCCCATGTGGTATTAACGCCAACCCCGGTTATGGCACCTGTCTCATAATCGACCGTCAGCGACGTAGCCGCCAGATTTGAAAAAGTGAACGTCCCATCACCGTTATCTTGTGCATACCTGTAGCTGGCCTGGATTCGTACACTCCCTGGAAGCATAGGTGTTGGCGTAAAATAAGTGCCGGTCCAGGTAGAAGTGCGGAGCAAAAACATCGACATTTGCCCGCCCGTCGCCGCCTCCAGCACGACCCCAGCCGGATTCCGTAGACTGAGCGCGGTTTCCCGCACGGCGACCGGGCATACGCGGCCCATGACGGTGTCAACCGTCGCTACCGTTTCATCGGCAGCGATTGGGTCGGTGAGTTGTGCCATGCCGTAAATGCGCGTGGCATCGGCCAGCGATGGTGTCAGGATGTAGGTGTCCTTGGTGACAATCCACGACCGGCTCGGCCCCTCGCCGACGTAATCTTTGTTCAGCGCCGGGAATATCTGCATAGTCACCATGTCGAGCGTGTAAGTTCCGTTCCCGTCGTCAAACGAGCGTTGCTCCACGCTCAGGTCATCAACCTTAACCACTTGCTCATGCGCCGGACTCGGAATGTAGAAAAACAGCCTGTCACCGATGGCGGGAAAGGGCTGGCCGGGTTTCTGATAAGCTACGACGGTGCGGCTATTTGCATAGTGCTGACCGAACAGTGTCAGACGTGTCTCAGGCCCCTTGACCAAATACGCCTCCAGCCTGGCGCGGGCATCGCTGCGCCGGTCGCCGGCGGTGCCGGTGGCCAGCAGCCCAATGTCCACGCCTGGATTGGTGGGCTTTTCGAGTAGCACGCCACCTGCCCCATACAGGGTTTCGGTTCCGGGGGTATCCACGGCGGCAAATACTTTGGCGAGATGCACCCGGCCATAGCTGCCGTCCTGACGGGAGATGATAGGGAACACCTCTCCTGGCGTATCCGGCTGAACGACGGTGGTAGTCATCCGACCGCCACCGTCATCAAACTGGGTGCGGTTCTCCGGGCTGCGCCAGACTAAATCATCGACTGTGATTGCCACGTGTAAATCCTCTCTATTGCGAAACTAAACCGGAGCGTTCCAGTTCGCGTAAAAATCCTTCGGTTCCGCCATCGTCCACGGCGGTTATCGTAGCACGGCCCAACTTAAGCACGACTGTTTTCGTGGGTCCATTTGTGTTTTGAGTTGGCGTCGTTGAGGCGACAGGCGATGATGTTACGGGGTCTAACACGCCCTGCTCTATGGCGGCTTGCTTTTCTGCCTCTTTCGTTTCGCGCTGCGCCGATTCGAGCGAGTAATCAGCGGACTCGGTTTTTGCCAGTGTCTGTTGTTTTGTCTCATCCGTTTCGCGCTTTGCGAGGGAAAAGGATTGTGCGCCGGCAGTCTCCTCCATTCTGAAGCGGTTTTTGGTTTCCTCTGTGCGCGCAGCTTCCATGCTTTGTACGGCTTCGGCTTCCTTTTTTAACTGCTCATCCTCTGCGCTAATCCGGTCAAGAACCAAATCCGTCTTTTCTTTTTCCCCGTCAATCTCGGTTTTTATTCTCCCCCTCTCCGTGTCAAATATCTTCTTTCTGATATCTAACTGCTTTCGCAACGCATCCTCAGCATCCTTGTTTCCAGCGGCAATTGCGGCTTGCAGGTCTTCCTCTATCTTCTTGCGGTCCTTGTCATAGTCGAATTTCAGGATATCCTCTTGCTTGCCCTGGAGCTGCAATAACTGGCGCTCTAGGGCGTCGAGCCCGGCTTGGGCGGAGTTGGCCAGGTCGTCGAGCTTTTTCCGCGCTGAGTCGATGGCGCTGTTTAGCGTGGCCAAGTCTTCTTCGCCCAACACCCTGGCGGCCCGGGCTGCGTATTGCGTCGCGGCGGCGATGTCGTCGTAGCTGACCGTGACGGCGTTGAGCTTGTCCGCCCAGGCATCCAGGCGCTCGAGTTCTTTTTCCCGGCGTTCCTCTAGATCGGCTTCTTCGATTTTCTTGTCATAGATTTTGGTCAGCCAGCCTAATTGGTCCTTGTAGGCAAAGACGGCTTCTTTGTCGCCGATGGCGCGGGCGTTGTTGAGCTTGACCTGGGTATCGTATAGGGCAATGGATTTCTCAATCAGCAGGTTTTCAACTTCGCTCCGCTCATTGAGCCGGTTAAGTTCCATCTGAGACGTTTGCGCCATGCGGATGAATTCTAGGTCCCGCTCCTTTTCCGCCATGCGGATACGGGCATCCGATAGCTTTTGCGCAAGGTCTAGCTGCTTGGTGTATTCATCTACCGCCTGTTGATTGTTGGCGGCCTTGGCCTCGGCAATCTTCCGCTCAAGGTCGAGGATTTTTTCGGCTTCTTGGATGCGCGTATTGGCAATCTCGTCGCCATACAGGGAGTTCCATTCCTGCTGGAGCCCGACCAGGGATTGGCGTGAGGCTTCGGCGAAGTCGACGATGCGCTGTTTGGCGTCGGCGATGGCACCGCGCAGCCCGTCCAGGTCTTCGGCGCCAATCTTGCCGGCCAGGGCGGCGACCTGCCGTTCGGCTTCGGCAATGTCGAGCCACGATACTTCAGTCGAGCCTAGGCGCTCGGTGAGGTCGGCCACGGCCTTTTGCTGCGCTTCGATGGCCTGTTGGCGGGCTTTCTCGGCGGCGGTGGCTGACTCGGCGGCGCGGATGCCGCGTTCGGTTTCCAGGCGCACACCTTCCAGGGCTTTGATTTGCGCCTGGATGGCTTTAACGGCTTCATCGTCGCCGGCTTCCTTGGCGGCCTGAAGGGCGGCCTCCAGGTCGGCGCGTTCCTTGGCATAGGCGATGCGAAGCTCTTCTACCGTGGTGGCGGCCCGGATGGCGCTGGCCTGTTCATCCTGAATCCGCTGGAGTTCGTCGGCGTGGATTTTGTCGAGGATTTCCAGTTGTTCGAGTAGGGCGTCGATGGCTTCTTGGTTGCCCTGCCGGCGGGCCTCGGCCAGTTGCTCTTCGATTTCGATGCGCTGCTGTTGCTGCTCCATCTGCGCGGCGGCGAAGTCGTTGCCCTGAATCTCCAGCCATTCCTGCTGGAGGTCGCGGAGCCCTTCCTTGGCGTCGTCGGTGAAATCCTGCATGTCGTCCTTGGCGGATTGGATGGCGTCGCGCAGCCCTTCCAATTCCTCGTCGCCCAAGACGCCGGCCATGTTGTTGGCGGCCCAGGTGGCTTGCTCCAGTTCTTCCATGCTGAGCGTGCCGCTGTCCACGCGCTCGGTCAGTTCCTCCATGGCGTCGCGGGCGGCTACAATGGCCTTGGCCTGTGCGATAAGACCGTTGATCGCGCTTTCCATTTCCTCGGGCGTAGCGAAGGCCCGACCAGCCCCCCGGGCGGCTTGCGCAAGGTCCTTGTAGGCGGCGGCCACCTCGTCGATCTTATCCTTGGCAACCCCGGCCCGGGCGATCCACGTTTCGATGGACGTCGTGTAGACCGTATTCTCTCGGGCGGCCTGTGCGGCGGCCTCTGCGGCGGCCTCTGCGGCTTCCTCCTTTGCCTTCTTTTCTTCCTCGGCTGCGGCGGCGGCGGCCTCAATCGCGTCGGCCTGCATCTCGGCGGCGTTCGCGGCCTGGCTCCTGCCTTGTGCCTCCAGTTCGGCGGCCTTGGCGGCGTCCTGGGCGGCGGCTATGGCGGCCTGTTCTTCCGTCGTTAGCTTGCCGTCTTCCATGGCCAAGCGTTCGGTTTCGGCAGCCACCAGGGCCAGCTTTTCGGCTTTCTGTTGCTCCAGGGCGGCGGAGACGCGCAACTGGTCGGCCTCCTGCTTTTGCGCCTGCACCCGTAGCTCGGTGGCCCGGGCTACGTCGCCTTGCTTCTCGGCCATGTCGGCCTGTTGGCGTAGGGATTCCTGCTGAATGTCGAACACCTGATCGGACAGCTTTTGCTTTCTGCCCAGGGCGTCGATCTCGAAATTCAGCGCCTTGATGGAGTCATTGGTGGCATCACGGTATTGCGCCTGTTTCTCCTTGGCCTCGCCGACCTTGGCGTTCACCTCCTCCTGGGTGATTTTGTTTTTTTCCATCGACTGATTCAGTAGGGCCTGTTCTTGGATCAGCTCCGATTCCCGGGCTTTGAGGTCCACATAACTCAGGCTGGTTTTGTCGGTGGCGGCAGCCAGTTCTTCCTGTGTGCGTTTCAATTCTTCCGACAGCCGCGCCATTTCCGCTTGCTGCTGAGTGTATTTTTCAAACTGGGCGGCGGCAGCCTCGGCGGCGCCCTTGGCCCGCACATAGGCCAGTTCCAGGGTGTTGACCTGATCCGACTGGTCCCCGAGGGTGAGGGCGGCGACCCGGCTGGCAGACTCCACGGCTCCGAGGGCGGCGGCTTGCGAGGCACTAGCGGCGGCTTGAGCCTTGGCCGATTCGGCAGCGGCCCAGGTCTCGGTTTTGAGTTTCTGTTGTTCCTGGGTGAGGGGGATACCGGCGGCGGTGAGCTTTTTATATTGCTCGATCAGGTCGTCATATTTTTCCTGGGCGGCCCGTGCCTCGGCCTCGTCGGCTTCGACCTGTGCCCAGGCGGCGTCGGTGCGGGCTTCGGCGGCCTCGGTCGCGGCTTCGGCGGCGGCCACCTGATCGTCATACGCGCCCGTCAGGTCGGCCATAATCTCGGCCTGCTGCGCAGCGGCGTCGGCGGCGGCCACGTTGGCATCGGCGTTGGCCAGGGCGACGCCGGTCACAGCGTCCACGGTGGCGGCTAGCAGGTCGTACTGGCCTTCCAGCTTGGCCAGTTCGCCCTTGACGCCCTGGGCGGCTTTTGCTGCCTCGGCCATATTCTCCTTGGCGGCCAGGTGGGCGGCGGCGGCCTCGCGGGTAGCCTCAGTGACCCGTTCCCATTGCCCGGTGGCCTGGTTCTGCCAAATCACGCCTTCCTTTTCCAGCTGAATAAGCTGTTGCATGGACGTGATCTGAATACCCGTCGCGGCGCTTACCTCGCGCAGCTTCTGGGCTAGGCGCTCCTTCGACGAGGCTGCATCCTGCTCTAGCTTGGCTATTTCCTGGTTTTGCTTATAGAGCTCATATAGGTTTTTCGTAAGGTTAAAGACTTCGACTGCTACAGCAGCCCAGCCGACTCTCGTAATAATTGCACCGATTTTTGAAAAGCTGAGACCGACCGTCTCAGCAGCCGCGCCCAGCGTCTTCATCGTGCCAGCGGCGACAATCGCCTCGGCGGCCAGGGCGCGAAGGGCCAGGGCGCCCTTTACGGCAAAGGCGGCGATCAGGTATTCGCCCAGGGTGATAGCCGCATTGGCCACGGTGTCGATGTTCTGGGCCAGGGTTTGCAGCAGTGACGACAGGGTTTGCGATGCCGTGCCCACGGCCTGAGACTGGCCTAGGTAGGATTGCCACGCAGTATTTAGATCGGTTATAGCCTGATTCAGGCTGACGGGCATCGAAGCGGCTTGCTCGGCCCAAGATTTCGCCATAGAGTTGACGGAGGCATTGATAATGTCCGCCGTCAGTTTCCCCTGCTCGGCCATTTCGCGCAGAGAGTCGCGGGAGTACCCGGTATAAGCCACAATCGCGTCCAGCACGACGGGCATCTGCTCGGCCACGGAGTTGAAGTTATCCCCGCGCAAAGCGCCCTCGGACATGGCCTGCCCTAATTGGGTTAGGGCGGCAGAGGCGGCCTGCCCATTAACACCTGATACCCGGATCGCGTTCCCCAAAGCCTCGGTGACACCAAGAATTTCCTGAGTGCTGCGGCCCGTGCCTTTCATGGCGTTGGCCAGGTTCAGGAACAGGTTGCCCATGTCGGCCAGCGGGGCATGGGTGCGGAGGGCGATGGCTTCCAGTTCGCGCATGGCACCAGCGGCGCCGGTTTGGGCATCGGCCACCAGGCGCACCCGGGCGGCTAGGGCGTCGTATTCGTCGCCCAGGTCGATCATGGATTTCATCGGCCCCAGCACGGTGCCGGCGGCCTGGCCGATTTCGTTGATGCTGTTTGAGAGGTCGGTTAGCGGCTTGAGCCCGGCGTTGATTTTGTTCAACGCCCCTTGCATGGAGCCGAACGCGCCTGCGGCATGGTTGGCGTCATCGCCGGCCTTTCGTGCCGCATCGCCAGCCCGCTTGAGCCCGGCTTCGGCAGCCCCTGAGCCCTTGGCCAGTGTGTCGAGGCTGCCATCAACGGCATTGATACCCTGTACGGCATCGCCCGTTTCGGCGCTGATTTTGATTTTCAGTTCGGGGTTAGCCATACGTCACCGCCTGCGCGTCAGCGCATAGATCAAGACACCGCCGATGAAACATTCAAAGATGCTCCACAGCAGCTCGGTCCAGCCTGGAATCTTGTGCGCCATCTTGATGACCCAATGGCTCTGAATGGCGATGTACCAGACGCTGGCCCATAGGGTACAAAACGCGAACTTATCCACCGGCGTGTAGAGCGCGAGTCGGTAGATAGACGCGCCTAATAGGCTGCCCCAGATAATGGCCAAGGCGGCGTACTGGGAAAAGAACGCGATATGAACGAGCGTATCAATCACTTTTTGGCCATATCCGTTCTAGGAACGGGAGAAAACCACCGATTATGGTTGCCAGGCCAATCAACGCCCCAGCAAACCATAGCGCTCCGTTGCGCCAAGCGCGGAGACTGCCGACAATTTTATGGTCTTCGGTGGTGCTGAGAATGTGACGCTCAACATCGGCCTTGCACTGTTCAACCGCATCCAGGCGCCGTTCGATATCTTGGTGGTCGTCTACCAGCCCATCGAGCCTGTCATGCACGCGCTTGAGGCTGTCCAAAACGCGATTCTCTACGGCGAGAATGGCTTGGTGATTGGCGGTGAGATTAGCGCCAAGGGCCTGGAGTTGCTGGTCCCGCTCGTGGTCGCGTTGGTCATAGATAGTGGCTCGCTCCCTAGCGCGGTCGTTGAATTCCTCCCGCAACTGCGCCAAAGCCAACACGACATAGTCGGTCGACTCTTGCCAGCCTGGCGGCGGGCTTGTTGGCGCACGAGGGGGCACACTATTTGGTTTCGAGTTTGAGTTTGGCCACGGCCGCTTCAAGTGCGAGATTCAACGCCCACGACGCCATCGCATTGACGAACTCACCAGCGGGACCGGACAGGGATTTGAGATGAATCAACGCCCTCTCCCGCTTTTCGGCGCCAGTGAAATCAGTAGCGACCATCAGCTTCACGATGTTCACAATCGCATCCTTGGATGGCCCCGCCAAATACTTGAGAAGCGTACTCAGAAGCGTTCGCAGAATCACGTCACGCATGGGTTACTCCCTCTAGGTGTCACAAAATCAACTCTCTGGTACGAGGTCACATGTATCCGCGCTCAGTTCCTTTGAGTGGGCTAGGAACACGCTATCGCCCAAACTCTTACGGGCTATGTAAGCACACCCTTCTCCGTCTTTCAGCAGCTTTCCACTCCCCATCCTGTCACTCTCAGGCGACGAACACCCGCCGGTCAAAAACACCATCAACAGCGATGGCGCCAGCACAGCCACCAGAGTAGATGCGTTGCGTGTCACGTCGCGCATAATTTGCTCCCCTCACGGATGCGGCTAGCAAACCGCAAGCGTTTGATGCCGTTCATAAAAGCCGTCTGAAAACCGCTGGCGTCATTCCAATGCCGCATCGACCGCAGCGGTTACCAATTCGCTACTATACCATTCTCCAGGTCCATTCTCATGCAGAATAATGGACTGAACGAGTATTTTAAGGGTGATGGGGTCTTTCAGATTTAACCGTGTATCGGGATGTACGCCCTGGGCATGCGCTACGGCATTGACATAGGCGTTCGTGTTATTTTCCTTCGGCGGAGCCCAACGGTTAATGATTTCCCGAGGCGTGCTCAGCCCGTGCTTGCGCTGATAGTTCAACAGCAACTTGGCCAGCGCCCGGATGCCACTGAAAGGTTCGTCGAATTTGACGAACGCCTTATCGGGTTGCTCCAGGCTCATGCCCTGCCATTTTGCCGGGCTATGCCGGATGTTTCCGGGGTTGTTGTTGCGGATGCCCCTGGGGAGTTTCACTTGGTCAGACATCGTATTTCAAAACCGCTCGTCGGGATGGATGGGGTTATTGGAGCCTCCTTGCCGGTAGTCGATGACATATTCACCTGGCGGCTTCTCTCGCTTGAGGTCGGCCATAAGCTGGTCGATTTCATCGGCCTGATAAACTCGGGAATTGTCTCCACCAGGCTCCGCTCGTCCACCCACGGGGTTATCTGGCATGTCTCGGGTATGATTGCGCATCCGGTCAGGAGCGAAAGTGTTAAACCCGCCGAAGATGGCCAAAGCGATTGCAGTGATAGCACTCGCCTGGTCGGGCGTTGCGTTCCACACACCGAAGGCACCGAGGACGGCGATGACACCGGCCCAGGTCGAACGCTCAGCGAGTCTCGATAAGAGATAGTCACGCATGAAACCCCCTTTCACGCTCCACAAACATCGTAGCCACTCGTGGGCGCTCCACTACGGCACCAAGGGCGGTTCAGTGGCCAACGGGTCTTCGACAATCACCTCGGGTGGTGCAGGCCCATCGCGCTCGGTGGCGAGGTGCCAGTAGAGGCTGTATAACGCCACATACAAATCCTGATAGGTCATGGTTTCGCCAGTCGGAATGTTGGTAGTCGGGTCCAACACCTCAAACCACACGCTCATATCCTCCACCCGCTTCAATATCTCGCCCGCCGGCTCGACAATCTGCCGGTCTGTGAGGTTGATAACCCGTTCCTCGCGTACCAACAATGAAGGCGCAGCGCCGAGGGGGTTTTCAAAATAGAGGCCGCGCCCGCGTTGGTACTGGGTGCCTGCAACCGACGATTCGCGATAGTCTGGCATTGTGAGAATCCTTTAGGCGGTGAGTAGTTGAAGTTTGGCGTTACTGAGCCGGCTCGGGTAGAACGCGACATGCGACAGGTGCCCGGATAGTGTGTTGGTGCCATCGGTTCCGAGCCGCAATCTATCCACCGTGGGCAGCGTTTCCGAGCCGGTTACCGCCGCGCCGCCGTTCACACAAATCGCCAAATCCGAGGCGGAGAATGCGGCAGCAATCCGCGCTTCGGTATTGGCGGCCAGCGTCCCGCCATCCAGCGTCGTGCTGTTGCCCGCACCGTCGATGACATACAGTTCTGGATTGGCCGAGGTGCCGCGCAGTTCGATGCGTTCGTTGGCGGTGTTGTCGTCCAGGCTGAGAATGGGCCGGGTGCCGGTGACAGCAATAGGCCGATGCCGGGTAAATAGCGTGCCGCCTGCGGCTCGATACCACGAACTGAAATTGGTTCCCGTCATGCTGGCCGCGTCGGCGGAGCGGGTGACGGCTGCGGTTGTGGTGGGGATGTACGACGTGGGAAAAGCGCCGGCTTCGATCTGGGCTCCCCAGATATAAATGCCAGAGGTTCCGTCGCCGGTATACGATACGTCAGCTGTCGGCACGGCTAACCGTATCTGCATTTGCCCGGTGGAGGTGGTCGATGCGGTGACGGTGACGGAAACCCTATGCCAACCGTTGCCAATCGCTACAATGCTCGTCGCAACGGGAGAGCCAGCGACCGAATATATCGTCCCGGTAGAGAGGTCGACAACAGGTCCGACGCCGCCGAACGTTGTGCCGCCCGACAACATTTGCGCCCAGGTGCGTTCCGCGCCCTTCAGGAATACCGACATCGTATAGGTCACGCCAGCGGTAACAGAAACTGACGCCGCGATGAGATGCGTTGTTTCTGCGTCGGTGCTATCAATCAGTTTATCCGCCGTCAGCGTTCCATCGGGTGCCGTTGTCGCATTTTCGGAAATACTGGCACGGGTTTTCGTCCACGCCGCATTATCAAACTGCTCCGAGTACGTCAGCAAATTCTCCCGGCTTTCCTCAATCAACAGCCCCAGACTTTTCCCGGTGCTCGGGTCGTGGTCAAAGCGCGGCTCCCCGGCTGCGGCAATCCTCAGTAATCCATCGGCACCGTAATAGCTCGCCGTGCTGGCCCGGCTGAACGAGATACGCCTGTCAAGCTGACGGGTGCCGGCGAAGTTGAGGCTGAGGGAGGGTCGAATCATTTAGGTCGCTCCGTAGAACCCAGGTGCCTTCTGCGGGGTCGCGTGCATGCTGGCCTCATAGTGCAGGTCCACAGTCAAGCCGAAAACCGTATCGGTGTTATCGGTTCCGCCGTTCGTGACCCTGCGAGCTGTGATAATAATCAACTCATCCGGCTCGGTGAGGGCCAGCGCGTCCACGTCGGCTATCTCTGCGACCATGTGCTGATAGGCGGTGCCACTCGCAGCCTGGGTCACGGATACCGTAACCGGCGCTGAGAAAGCAGCTTGTTGGTGACCCTTAGCGCGGGAGTAGGAAAACTCCCATTTCACTGCTGCTGTGCTGGTGCCGTTGGTGGTCCAATGCATGTGAATGTAGGCTTTGCCGCCGGGCTTGATATCATGGTTGCAGTGGAATGGTTGGATATAGGCGTAATCGTTGACAGCAAACGCATACTCACGCCGGATGGTCCAACCACCTGGGGCAAAGTCGGTCAAAGACGGTGCAGCACTCGGTGGCATCCCTGAGCCGAGCATACTGGCTGTCATATCCTTCCAGCCGACGCTAATTTGGTCCTGCGCCTGTTCCAGGCTGGCATAGGCCGCGCTGCCTAGCTGAGCGTGCGTCGGAACATACTCGGGGTCTGTGCCGATGATAGCCGCGACGCCGGTTTCACCGTGGCTAGTGGTCAGGGTGAGGTAGCCGCTGGATGTAACCGCTGGCTCGACGTAGTTGGTTGAGTCGTAGCCGAGTCTGAGTTGGCCCGTGGTGGCCTGAATCGTTTGTTTTGCGGTGAACGTGTTAGTCGTGGCGAGGCCAGGAACCACCAGGTTAGACCGCGCCCCAGCTTCATCGGTCGCGCTGGTTCCGCCATTGGCAATGGCGACCGTATCACCCGTGCCGAACTGAGACGTGCGGCCAGAGGCGATTTTTAGCGGTTTGGTGTCGGCCATGGGTTAGCTCGACAGCACGACACCATCAGACGGCTCGAAGGTGATCTCCGTCGCACTAATGGCAGTCCCGACATACTGGACCACATTACCCGCACCGCTAGGCGGTGTGGCGGTAATACCCCCCGCTGTGGTGTCCAGGTAATACCGGCCCGCCGTCAGTCCGCTGCGCTGATTGTTTACCCCCTCAAAGTAAACATCCACCGCAGCCGGGGCGGTGGCGGCTGTTAGAACGAATCCCGTTGCGGTTTTTCCATCGGTCGTGGCATCGGCCTTGCGTGCGGTGAAGGTGCCGCCGTTGTTGTAGACGTTCACGAAATCCCCGGCGCTGAGATTTTCTGACGTGACGATGCTTTTTGTGTCGGGGATGACGCCAATCGGCATCATATTAGCCGCCAGTCGCCCGCCGCTATCCAAGGCGGGAATTTTGCCCGATGAGCCGGCCCCAGCCGATGAGGTAATGGCCTCGACCTGCGTCAGTCTGCCGTTAATCAGTTGAATGGGTTTGTCGGCCATGGTGGGCTCCTAATAAATGGGTTCGTCGAGGGTTACAACCATTCGGGTCGGCGATAGGGCGACGCCCACGCGCATGAGCGGGGCATCGGTTGGCGTGGCCTGTGTGAGGGTGGCATTCTCGCCGATGTAAACCGGGCCTGGCGTCCAGTTCCAAGAGGGTTCTTCGACCTCGCCGGCCACGGCGACATTAACCGGATCGCCGAATGCGGCAGCGCCCAACGTGACGCCCACCACGTCATAGGGGTCGAAGCGGTCGGCATAGTAGGCGCCGCCGTCGAACTGTTTCACAACACGATGCCCGCCCAGCGCCTCGCCGGCATACATCACCACACTGGCGCCGCCTGCGATGCCTCGCGGCCCGGGCGGCCCTTGCAACCCCGGGGTGCCGATAGTCAGGGCAATCGGCGCGGGCGGGGTTATGGCAAGCGTTGGCCCATCGGGCTTGACCAGCGTCAGGTTGACGGTAGTCACCGGGTAATGTCCTCAACGATGCGGATTCTGTCAGTCGGCGAAGACCACACCGCGCCATCCGGTTGGGTGAACTGGACATCATGTAACAGGGTTTCGATGGGCCATAGTGCCGTCTGTGTGGCCGTGGCGGACAGGGTGAATGCCCCCGCCGTGGCATCGGTCACGGTGGCAGTGAGATTTTCGACCAGGGTTCGCACCTCGTCGGCCTTGCGGACCTGGCTGGCCAGGGTGAAATCGGTTAGGTCAATAGCAGCGCCGGTCGAGTCTGTTGCCGTGATCGCCATGGTAAAGGTGTCGCCGCGCTTGTGGGTAATATCAGCCATCAGACTATCTCATCCACGATCAGGAATTTGATGCGATTGACGACATATTTCGCCGTGTCTGGCGGGTCGGCATAGCCGGATTCCTGCCCGCCGGCTGAGACGACAGGCAAAGGCTCAACTTCCAGGGCGCCGCCTGCGCCATCGGGTATGACTTGGAATTCACGGTCATCGTGCAGCGTGAGGCGGATATCATCCGGCGGGGAATCGAACAGCGCCTGCACCGTTGCCACATCGGCCCTTCCCATCCAGGCGAAGCGCCGACCACCGGCCAAGGTGAGCGGACGCCCAGCTTGGCGTGTGCCCTGCTCGACCACCAGCGCCCCGGTGAGGGTGTAGGCGGTCTGCTGGGTGACAGCGGTCCATGAGAATTCGTCCTCCCAGCGCAGCCCATCGGGGAGCTGCAACCGGGAGACAAGTGGCGTGGTCGATGGGCCAAGCCGTATGGCCATGGATTACGCCGTGACGGCCTGCCACTGCCAGGGCGATGCTTTGCCCGTGGGGGCAATCAGGGAGCCGGCCAGGGTGCCCTTGAAGTA